CCGGCGCATCTGCTGGCAGCGTGATCCTCAAGGATGGCGGCTCCAGCGGCACAACGCTGTTCACCATCAACACCACTGCCAACGGTGAGACTTTCAACGTCTTGATCCCGGCAGAGGGCGTTCTGTGCTTGACCAGTGCCTACGCTACTTTGTCAAACGCAAAGGTGACGGTGTTCTATGGCTGAAGAAGCACGCCCGATGGACATTGCAGGTCGCAAACTGATGATTGCGATCCCTGCGTACGATGGCAAACTGAACATCAAGACCTCGTTTGCTTTGGCCGATCTTGTGGTCAAGGCATCGCGGTTTGGCGTTCAGGTGCAACTGTCGCACCTGTCGGGCTGCTCTCTTATCACCAAGGCCCGCAACGTCTTGGTGGCCAACTTCCTTGAGTCGGATTGCACGGACATGTTGTTTGTGGATGCCGACATCGTGGTGGATGCAGACTCTGTGCTCCGGCTGCTGGCGCTGAGCACCGGCAAGGACATCACGGCTGGCATGTACACCCGCCGCGCAGAGGATCGCAAGTTCTTCTTGGACATCTACAAAGACCAGAACAACACCCTTGAGTTTGACGCTCATGGGATGCTTCGGGTTGAGAACGTGGCCACCGGCTTCATGATGATCCAGCGTCATGTAATCGAAAAGATGATCCAGAACCACCCTGAGTGGAAGTACTTCAACGACTTCTACAACCGGGACGAGTTCTGCCTGTTTGACTTTGAGCTGTCGAACGGCCAGTACATTGGCGAGGACTACACCTTCTGCAAGCGTGCCCGCGCAGACGGCTTCACGGTCTTCGTAGACCCAGAGATCACCCTGCCCCACGTTGGCTCTCAGGAATATCACCGCAGCTTCAAAGAGTCTGTGCTGATGCCGCTGATCGAGCAGTACTGCACACCCCAACTGAAGGTCGTCAATGGCTAAGGCACCTGCACCCAAGAAGAAAGGCCCATCCTTGGCGGTGGGTCGCGGCGAGAAGCTGCCTGTTTCCAAGGGTGCAGGCTTGACGGCCAAAGGACGCGCCGTGTACAACAAAGCTACTGGCAGCAACCTCAAGGCTCCACAGCCCCAAGGTGGCCCACGCAAGGATTCTTTCTGCGCCCGCATGTCCGGTATGCCCGGCCCCATGAAGGATGAGAAAGGCCAACCCACACGCAAGGCTGCGGCCTTGAAGAGATGGAAGTGCTGAGATGGACTTGCCAGTTTGGAATACTGTTCTGTCATTTGCCTCTGCAGCGTTGCTGCTTTGGGTGAAGGTGTCCCACGACGAAGTTAAGCGCGTGAGCATCTTGCTGAGCAAAACCCGTGAAGAGAACGCTGAGAAGTACGTGACCAAAGCTGATGTGCATAGCGACATCAACCGTGTTCTGGCTCGTCTGGACCGGCTTGAGGGCAAGATTGATGACTTCATGAAGGAGCAGCGCAGTGCCCTCAGTTAGCAAGAAGCAGCATAATTTCATGGCGGCAGTGGCAAATAACCCAGCCTTTGCCAAGAAAGCAGGCGTCCCACAGTCCGTGGGCAAAGAGTTCTCCAACGCGGACAAGGGCCGCAAATTTTCAAAAGGTGGCGATATGAAATCCGAAAACATGATGATGAAAAAAGAAGGTCGTGGCATGGCTAAAGCCGACATGGCCAAAAAGGGCATGCCCCCAGCGCTGGCCAAACACGCTGGCATGCCAGCTTCCAAGGCTCATGCTGGCCTGAAGGCTGGTGGCTCTGTAGGCACCACCAAGATGGGCGCTGTGAAGACTGCAGCTCCTAGCCGTGATGGCGTGGCCTCCAAGGGTAAAACCAAGGGCACCATGGTCAAAATGGCCCGTGGCGGCAAAGCTTGCTAAGGAGTAAATCATGAGCCCAGCAGAAAGAGAAGCCCGCCGGATGATGGCGGACAAGAAAGCTGACGAAGCTAACGAGGCCGCGTACAACAAAGCCTCCAAGACTCCTCCGTCTGAAGACCCACGAGACGCTGTGCGCGGCCAAAAAGGCTACAAAAAAGGCGGCGTGACCCGCGCAGACGGCTGCGTGACCAAGGCCCACACCAAGGGCAAGATGGTCAAGATGACTGGCGGCGGGATGTGCTGACATGTTAGCCAGCCGTGGTATGGGGGCCATTGCCCCCTCAAAGATGCCCAAAGGCAAGCGTAAAGCTCGCCGGGATGACACCGACTTCACGCAGTACGCTGAAGGCGGCAAGGTGAATGCGGCTGGAAATTACACTAAGCCCGAGCTGCGCAAGCGGATCGTGTCTCAGGTGAAGGCTGCTGCGACTCAAGGTACAGGCGCAGGACAGTGGTCTGCCCGCAAAGCTCAACTAGTGGCCAAGAAGTACAAGGCTGCTGGTGGGGGGTATCGAGATTGAAAGCGCCGCAACAATCCCTAAAAGATTGGGGCGACCAGAAATGGCGCACCAAGTCTGGCAAACCGTCTTCCAAGACGGGGGAGCGGTATTTGCCTGAAGCTGCCATAAAATCTCTGTCACCGGCTGAGTACGCTGCTACAACCCGAGCCAAGCGGGCCGGTAAAAAGGCTGGCAAGCAGTTTGTAGCGCAGCCCAAGACCATCGCAAAGAAAACAGCAGGGTTTAGATAATGGCAACCTCCGGCACCACCGCTTTCAACATGGACCTCACGGAGATCGTGGAGGAGGCTTTTGAGCGTGCCGGTGGTGAGTTGCGCACGGGTTACGACCTGCGCACAGCCAGCAGATCGCTGAACCTGATGTTTGCCCAGTGGGCCAACCGTGGTTTAAACATGTTCACGTATGAGCAGGGCTCCATTAACTTGGTGCCCGGGCAAGCGACATACAACTTGCCAGCCGACACCGTGGACTTGCTGGAGCATGTGATCCGCACTGGAGCCGGAAGCGCTTCAACTCAGGCCGATCTGACCATCACTCGCATCAGTGTCTCAACCTATGCCACGATTCCAAACAAGCTTCAGCAAGCTCGTCCAATTCAAGTCTGGATTGAGAGACTGGACACGCCTCGCATTACCGTTTGGCCTACGCCTGATAACTCCCAGCCGTACGTTTTTGTGTATTGGCGTCTTCGTCGTATGCAGGACGCTGGCACAGGTGTAAACACCATGGACATGCCATTCCGCTTCTACGAGGCAATGACGGCTGGCTTGGCTTATCACCTCGCCCTGAAGATTCCCGGAGCTATGGAGCGTCTGGGGGTCCTCAAGCAGCAGTATGACGAGGCTTGGGAATTGGCTTCTACAGAAGACCGCGAGAAGGCAGCAGTTCGCTTTGTGCCACGTCGCCAATACCTTGGGAGCGGTACGTAAATGAGTAATCGCTTCGCATCCGGCAAGAAAGCGATTGCGGAGTGTGATCGCTGCGGGCAGCAGTATCGGCTCAGCAAACTCAAGACCGAGATCATTAAGACCAAGAAGTACGAGCTTCTGGTGTGCCCAGAATGCTGGGACCCAGATCAGCCACAATTGCAGCTTGGCATGTTCCCGGTGGATGATCCGCAAGCTTTGCGCAACCCCCGCAGAGATACAACATACGTGACCTCGGGCATAAACGTAAACGGAAACCTCTCTGGTGGCTCTCGGGACATCCAGTGGGGGTGGAACCCGGTCGGCGGGGCGCGGTTTTTCGACAGTCTGTTGACACCAAACTATTTGGCGTTGACGGCGCAGGTCGGTACAGTGACAATCTCAACATCGTAAAGGAGCCAACATGGCTAAATTCAGCATGAAAAAAGGCGGCAAAGAGGTTGGCCCTGCCAGCGTCTACGCTAAGCCACACACCATGGACGGCAAGGCTGTGAAGGCCACCACCAACCCCGGCAAAGAGCCAAACCACAGCCGTGTTGACACGGTGAATATGTCCGTGGGCGCGTTCAGCAACAAGCCCGATGGCATGGGCACCAAGACCAGCGGCATCAAAATTCGCGGTACTGGCGCGGCCACCAAAGGCACCATGGCCCGTGGCCCTATGGCGTGAGGTTTGAATGAACTACACCGAGTTGAAGATCAACATTGCTGACATCTGTGAAAACGAGTTCACAGAGGATCAGTACGCTATGTTCACGGAGCAGGCGGAGCAGAAAATCTACAACACGGTGCAGTTGGCCAACTTGCGCAAGAACGTCACTGGGACGCTGACTGCCAACAACAAGTACTTGGCGGCTCCGAACGACTTTCTGTCGGTCTACTCCTTGGCCATCTATCCCGCAGCGGGTGGGGCTTACGAGTTTCTGCTCGACAAGGATGTGAACTTCATCCGTCAGGCATACCCCAATCCGGCTACTACCGGCAAACCCAAGCACTACGCCATCTTCGGACCCCAGTCCAACGATGTGAATGAGCTGACGTTCATTCTTGGCCCAACGCCTGATGCAACGTACAACGCTGAGCTGCATTACTACTACTACCCTGAGTCCATTGTGACTGCGGGCGAGACTTGGTTGGGTGAGAACTTTGACTCCGCTTTGCTCAATGGCGCTCTGGTTGAGGCAATCCGCTTCATGAAGGGTGAGCCTGACATGGTTAAGCTGTACAACGATATGTACGTTCAGGCAATTGCTCTGCTCAAGAACTTGGGCGATGGTAAGCAGCGCATGGATGCTTATCGCGATGGTCAAGTAAGGATCAAAGTGTCATGAGCATTCTTCAAACAGCAACCACCTCGTTCAAAGTCGAGCTGCTGCAAGGCGTCCACAACTTCGGCCCAACCTCGCCGGACACGTTCAAGATTGCCTTGTACACAGCCGCTGCCGATCTGGGCTATGAAACTACCGCATACAGCACCTCCAACGAGGTGACTGGCACGGGCTACACCGCTGGCGGTAACACGCTTACCATCAGCACAAGCCCAACGGCTGGTAACAACTCGCTCAACATCCCGACGGCGTACATCAACTTCAGCAACACGTCTTGGACTGGCGCTACGTTCACGGCCCGTGCGGCTTTGATCTACAACAGCACCGAGGGCAACAAGTCCGTGGCTGTGTTGGACTTTGGCTCCGACAAGACCGTCAGCAACGATACTTTTCAAATCGCATTCCCAACAGCCGATGCCAACAGCGCAATCGTGCGAATCTCATAAGGACACACATGCTGGTCACAACCACCAAAGGCGAAATGGACGATTCCTTGCTGGAAAAGCGTGAGGGCGTCGTGGATAATGACAACGAGTTGACCACATGGGTCGAGTACTGGATGGGCGAAGAGCTTGTTCATCGCTCGGCGCATGTGACTTTGAAGAAAATGCCGCCGCTTTTCGCGGAAGCTGCATCCATTGCATAAGGAGCCATCATGGCAAACACACAGTCGATGACTACATCTTTTATGGGCCAGTTGCTCACTGGAACCCACAACTTTGGCGTGGCCCCAATCCGTGCTGCTACCACAGCGGACACATTCAAGGCAGCGTTGTACTTGACATCGGCCACAGTCAATGCGGCCACCACGGCTTACTCGTCAACAGGCGAAGTGACTGGCACGGGATACACGGCAGGCGGGGTGGCAGTTACCAACGCCACAGTCCCCGCAGCTACCAACACTTCGGCCACAGCCGGGGTTGCCTACTGGACACCCTCTGCGTCGATCACATATACGTCGGTAACACTGTCAACCGCGTTTGATGCTGTGTTGATCTACAACTCCACGCAAGGCGACAAGGCAGTGAGCGTTCATACCTTTGGTTCGCAGACCATCACGGCAGGCACGTTTACATTGACGATGCCTACCAACGACACTTCCACTGCGTTGCTGCGCTTGAGCACAACCTGATAGGCAGTAAATGGCTCTCGGCTGGGGCGACAACGGTTGGGGCGAAAACGGATGGGGCGGCACACTTGAGGCTTTGGGTGTTGTTGCCACAGGCTCCGTTGGCACTGTCGCCTCTGATCGCGTTGTTGCCCTGTCCGGTGTCGGGGCCTCTGGCTTAGCTGGTGATGTAACCGAGAACAATGCAATCCCAGAGAACAGCACCACAGCAATCGGTGCCGTGGGCTCTGTCGAAAACAGCCGGACAATTGCACTTACGGGTGTGGGGGCTGCTGGCGCAGCGGGCACAGTAACGCACGGCAAGACGCTTGGCCTGACCGGCGACTTGGCTTCTGGGCAGGTAGGAACGGTTTCTCGGGGCGAGACGCTGTTGGCCCTGATGGGCGTAACTGCCACAGGCCAGATCAGCGCCCCGGGGGTTTCTCGGGACACATTGCTGTCGGGCGACAGCGCCCAAGGTGCTGTGGGGTCGGTGGCTCAATCCTTAGCGGCAGGATTAACGAGTGTAAATGCTCAGGGGGTTGTTTCCCGGGTCATTGTTCCGACCAACTCCAACGAAGCCGTGGGCGAGGTGGGTTCTGTTGGTAAAGTACTGACTATTGCTTTGACTGGTGTCGGGGCTCGTGGCGTACCGGGAACGGCTCAAGTTGGCGCAAGGTCGTTCAGACTAACTGGCCTGACCGCAAGCGGTTCAGTGGGCAATGTAATTGCTGTTTACTGGAAGCCAATAGATGACACGCAGACTCCCAACTGGCAAAATATAGATAACGCACAGGCTTCCAACTGGCAAGCCATCCAAACGTAAGGACTCGACATGTCAAGCACTTTTTCCAACCTCAAGTTTGAGCTGCCCGCAAACGGTGAGCAGTCGGGCACATGGGGCGACACGACCAACACCAACATTGGCACGGCCATCGAGCAGGCCATTGTGGGCATGGCAACACTGGACTCCGGGGACTTCACGGCCAACGTGGCCACCCTGACGCTGACCAACACCAACGCTGCGCAAGACGCCCGGGCACTGTGTTTGAACATCGCCGCAGGCGCAGTGTCTGCTGCGGGCACGATCAACGTCCCAGCCATCGAGAAGCCCTACATCGTCATCAACGGCTCCAGCTACACCGTCACTGTAAAGGTCTCGGGCCAGACCGGCGTGGCAGTTCCTGCTGGCAAGCGCACGGTGGTGTACAACAACGGCACGGATGTGGGGGGCCAGATTGACTGGCTGAACTCCCTGACGCTCGGCACAGCCCTGCCCGTAGCTTCTGGCGGTACTGGATCGGCAACACTGACAGCCAACAACGTCCTCTTGGGTAACGGCACCTCTGCTTTGCAGGTGGTTGCTCCCGGCACCACGGGTAACGTGCTTACCTCCAACGGAACAACTTGGGCATCAACAGCTCTACCCGCAAGCGGCACGGTAACTTCCGTTGATGTTTCAGGGGGTACTACTGGCCTGACAACCTCTGGTGGTCCGGTTACAAGCTCTGGCACCATCACAATAGCTGGTACGCTGAACGTTGCTTCTGGCGGCACGGGCCTCACATCCCTGACTGCTGGTCGCATTCCCTACGGCAACGGCACATCGGCGTTTGGCAACGAGTCCAATCTGACCTATGACGACACCAACAACCGTTTGGGTGTGATCGGTACGGGTTACAGCCCCAACATTGCACTGACCGATGCGGCCACAGTGGCTTGGGACACGACAACAGGCCAAGTGGCTACCTTCACCTTTGTGTCGAGCAATCGGACGATGGGAGCGCCTTCTAGCCTTGTCTCTGGTGCTTTCTATGCACTGGCTGTGATCCAGAACGCTGGCAGCAACACACTGACATGGAACAGCGTGTTCAAGTGGGCCAACGGCACTGCACCAACACTGTCCACTGCGGCAAGCGCCAAAGACTATTTTGTGTTCCGATCCGATGGCACAAACCTGTATGAGCAAGGCCGTTCGCAGGGGGTGGCATGACCTTTCCCGTCTTCTCGGCTGGCACAAGCGCCTACAACCTGACCAACTCTTTGCGGTTTCGCAGCAGTGCGTCTGCGTACCTAAATAAAACAATAGGTGCTGGCGGCACTAACACCAAACACGTTACTTCATTTTGGATGAAACGTGGAGCAATAAGCACAGCAGCTTATACGGTTATTTATGGGGCGCAAATAGACGCAAATAATTTTATTTATATTTGGATACCCTCCACAGATAAAATTTCAATTTATTGGGTATCTGGCGGCGTTGTTGTTTTAGATATGCGGTCTACATTGGTTTTGCGTGATCCATCTTCTTGGTATCACATTTATTTTGCTCAAGATACTACTCAAGCAACCGCTGCAAATAGATTTAAAATTTGGCTTAATGGAGTAGAGATTACTTCTTGGTCAACAAATATAAATTCAACTACACAAAATTTTGGCACTCCTTTTGGAGGTAATAATGTTCACAATATTGGGCGAGATCCAACAACGTCCAGTAATTATTTTGATGGCTACATAGCTGAATTTAACGACATCTGGCAACCATCTACAATTCCTCCAGTTACTGATTTTGGTTCGACCAATCCCGTTACTGGCGTGTGGCAACCTGCCAAGTACACAGGCACATACGGCACAAACGGGTTCTATTTGCCGTTCACCGACACCACCAGCACAAGCACTTTGGGCAACGACTTCAGTGGTAACGGCAACAACTGGACCACGAACAACATCAGCCTGACACCGGGGGCAACCTACGATGCCATGACGGATGTGCCGACACTGACAAGTGCTACGGCTGCAAACTACTGTGTGCTGAATCCGTTGAGCACCGCAAGTGTTTTTTCAATCACAAACGGGAACTTGACAGCCTCAAGCAGCACATCAACAGGAACACAGCCTGCATCGTTTTTCCTGACGAGTGGCAAGTGGTATTGGGAAAGCATCGGCAACGCATACGCTGGTGCGGTTTGTGGCTTAAGTGGCGCAAGGTTCACAGGCTCTATTAGCACAGCAGGGTCAAACGGTATTGGCTATTGGGAAGGTGGTTTGGTCTATTGGGACGGAGGAAACTCTGGTGCAGGGCCAGCAAGCTACACCTCTAGCGATGTTATTGGTGTTGCTCTTAATATGGACGCTGGAACAGTAGCGTTCTACAAAAATAACAGTCTTCAATTCACCGCTACTTTTGGCTCTGGAACTGTCCCCAACCTCAGTTCAGGATGTTTCCCTTGCTATAACCAAGGCCAATCTGGCTCGACTAAAACGGCCAACTTCAACTTCGGTCAGCGCCCCTTTGCCTACACACCGCCAAGCGGCTTTGTTGCGCTCAACACGTTCAACCTGCCAAGCTCAACGATCCCTGCTGGCAACAAGTTCATGAACGCTACGCTGTACACGGGCAATGGCAGTACGCAGTCTGTAACTGGTGTAGGTTTTCAACCTGACTTTGTGTGGATTAAAGACAGAACCAGTGCAGAATTTCATCGACTATTTGATGTGGTTCGTGGCGCTACAAAAGAACTGTATTCAAATTCAACAGCCGCAGAAGGAACAGATGTCAATGGTCTTACTGCATTTAACTCTAATGGGTTTTCAGTAGGCACACTTAATGCCGTAAACAAAAACACAGACGCTTTTGTTTCTTGGAACTGGAAAGCCAACGGCGCAGGTGTGACCAACACTGCTGGTTCCATCACCAGCACGGTTAGCGCCAACACGACCAGCGGGTTCAGTGTGGTGACGTACACGGGTACAGGTTCAGCAGCTACTGTGGGGCATGGGCTGGGGGTTGCACCAAGCTTCATGCTTTTGAAAAGCCGAAACAATGCTGACAACTGGTACGCATACCACGCAAGCATTGGAAACACAGGTGCGCTCAATCCCAACTTAACCAACGCGACCATCACCAACTCAGGC